AGTACACTTGATAAATATAACAGGAACTCCAACACTCAATGCACCTGTTTTTGGAAATTCTTCAGGAACAGTAAGAACATTATTAAGCTCAAGTTCTCCAGACTTTCAACCGTTTTCTGGTTATCTAGTTTATGTCGAGAACCGAAGTGGAATTCAAAGAAGTTCTGATGGAATAGAACAATTTAGATTTATTGTAGGATTTTAAAGGAAAAAAATGCCGCTGAATTTTAACGTTGACCCCTACTATGATGACTTTGATGCGTCAAAAAATTACCATCGAATTCTTTTCAAACCAGGTTTTGCAGTTCAAGCTAGAGAACTCACTCAAGCTCAAACAATTCTACAAAATCAAATTACCAGTTTTGCTGACAACATCTTTAAGCAAAACTCTCCGGTTACTGGCGGACAGATTACAACCAACTTAAATTGTTACTACATTAAATTACAAGAAACTTATAATGGTTCAGTTATTGATGTAACACAATTCAATGGTAAATTAATTCAAGACCAATATGGTTTAATTCGTGCTAGGGTCGTTGCCGTATCTCCACCATCGGGTGTGAGTGGTATTGGTGATCCATCAACCTTAGTGGTTACCTACCTGTCAGGCAGTCATTTTACCGATGGCATGACAATCTATGACAGCCTTTCAAATTTGGCTGCAACAGCAATCACTACAGCATCAACAGGACCAAGTTCTGTTGTTTCAATAGCTCAAGGTGTATTTTACATCTCAAGTAACTATACAGATTCAAGTGGAAACAAAATTTCTAATGGAGTTTTTGTACAAGTAAATCCACAAACAATTATCATCAGTAAGTATACCAATACTCCATCAAACAGAATTGGTTTAAATATTACGGAAACAATTCAAGATTATGTTAATGATTCTTCATTACTTGATCCAGCAATTGGTGCTTCAAACTATCAAGCTCCTGGTGCTGACAGATATTTAATTTCTTTAACACTTGAAAGCCGTCCATTACAATTTGGTGATGACGATGGATTTATTGAATTGGTTCGTATTACCAATGGTTCAATCGCCAAATTGGTTGATGGTTCAGTTTATAATGTTATTGATGACTACTTTGCAAAGCGTGACTACGAAACCAATGGTGATTATGTTGTTAATGATTTCAAACTAACACCAAAAACAAACACAGATTCTACCAAATACACAATGAGTATTGGTAAAGGTTTGGCATATGTTCATGGATATCGTGTAGAGAATCCATCAAGTGTTGATCTTGTTTCAAACCGTGCTAGAACAACAGCTTCACAAAATAATAATCCCGTGGTTATTGATTTTGGCAGTTATTTTTATGTTGATACAGTTCGTGGTGCTAACACTTCATTCTTTGATACAACAACATATGGAACAATTGATCTACATTGTGTAACTTCTCAGAACGTTGCAACTGCCAGCGCATCAGCATATAGTTCAACTCTAGTTGCTACAGGTTACATTCGTGGACTTGTTTATGACCATGCAACAAATGCTTCAGATGCCAACACATACGTTTACAAAGCATATGTTTCAGATTTACAAAATGCTTCACCAAGTGCCAATGCAGTTGCGGCAACAACCAATACTATTACGTTGCCAAGTTATTTCTCAGCAACAAGTAATGCTTATGTTGGAGTAAACATTTCAATTACTACTGGTACAGATGCTGGCGATTTTAGAACAATTACTTCTTACAATGGTTCAACAAAGGTTGCAACAGTAAGTCAAAATTGGACAACAGTACCAGATACAACTTCAGTCTTTGCACTCAACTTTGACATAAAAGATATTGAAACCATTGTTAGTGCTAATAAAACTTCTTACCCCGCTACAATTAATGCTACGGCTATAATTGATCCAGAAAGTAAAGTAAATGGAATCTCTAGTGGTAATTCAGTACTACAAAACCCAACAGTACCAGAATTAATCTTTACTGTTGGAAGTCCATATGTTTCAACACTATCTTCAACAGCTTACACAACACAACAAGAATGGAGAAACGTAGCTTTCACTTCTTCAGGTGCATCTGTTACAACAACTCTGCCATATACTGGAGATTATTCCAATGTGATACGTCATTTTGGAACAGTGAACTCTACACTACCATCTAGTCTTGTACAACAAAACTACACAATTATTGTTACTAATAAAGGTACATCATCATTCAATGTGGGTGATAACATTCCTTGGACAACCGCTGGAAGAACAGTCACATTAGATTCTACTGGTGCAACTGCAACCTTGACCGCATCGGATGCAGGTGGTACATTTACTGCTACTATTATTGCCAAAGTATATGTTGTAAACGGAGATAATACTGGCCACATTCTCAAAAATAAGACTTTAATTAATGCAAACACTACTGTAATTAATAGTAGTAACACTCAAGTTGCAACATATACATTTGTTGATAATACTACAGGTACATCTACTGGCCAAATTTATATTCAAAATGCTGGATTGGCAACACCAGGAAATAAACAAAGTTTGTATCTGTCAGACGTTAAAGCCGTTGTAAAAATTATTGATACAAAATCTTCTTCTGTTGCACCAACCGCAGCAATGTTTACAAACCCAAGTTATGACATAACAAATAATTATATTTTTGATAATGGACAAAGAGATAATTACTACGATCACGCCACACTAACATTAAGGCCAGGTGCCCCACAGCCATCAGGAAATATTTTAGTTTGTGTAAATTATTACCAACATTCAGGTGGTGATGGTTTCTTTAGTGTTAATTCTTATACTAACGAAGCATATCAACAAATTCCAAAGTATACCAGTAAACATGGTACAACATATGCTCTAAGAGATTGTATTGACTTTAGACCTGCTCGTCTAAATGCACAAGCAAGTTTTGTATTCCGTTATTCAAATGCTGCAACAAACTATGGAACATTTTTGCCTGTAGATTTGTCAACATTTACTGGAAACTATTCATACTATTTGGGTAGAAAAGATAAACTCGTTTTGAGTAAAGATAGAAGCTTCCAAATCATTGAAGGAACTCCTTCCGTAAATCCTATATTCCCAAATGAACCAGATGGATCATTGGTTATAGCACAACTCACACACAACCCTTATACTGGATACATTCCAACAGAAGCACCATCAGGATTTATTTCTGATTTAGATATTACCAAAGTAAAACATAAGCGTTATACAATGGAAGATATTGCTGGTTTAGAGAATCGTATCAATCAAGTTGAGTACTATACATCATTAAGTTTGTTGGAACAAAATGCCAACTCACTTCAAATTTCTGATGCTTATGGTTTAAATCGATTCAAGAATGGTATTTTGGTTGATGACTTCAGTTCATATGCAACTGCCGATACATTAAACAACGACTATACTGCTACAATCAATCGCCGTCAAAAACAAATGACGGCTACTCAGCAAGTTAAAAACTTCCCATTAAAGTCATTATCTTTGGCATACAACATGGGATTACCTGACGCAGTGACAATGAGTTCATTAGGATTCTCGGTTAATACCGATGGTTATGTAAATTACTTTAGTTTGCCATATTCTACTGCTAATGTAATTTCACAGAAGTATGCTTCAAGAACAGTAAACCTTAACCCATTCTCTTTCTCAACAAAAGAAGGTATATTATCATTGTCACCAAACGTTGACAATTGGGTTGACACAAACTATTCTCCTGCTTTATTAATTACAGATCCAAATTTACAAGTATTCCGTGCAAACTCGGCCGCTTTAAATGTGTTGTCAGCAGGTGACTGGAAATCAATTTCAGGAACCTCCTATTCGACTAGCCAGAGTGTAATGAATCATGGAGCATTTAATGGTCCATTCGGTTCTGTTGTAGGTTATACAGCAACAACTACAACCACTTCAACAGTACAACAACAAACTAATATTGTTGGTGCTTATGATAACATTAGTAATACATACGCATTAAACAACGGATACATTACCGATATTAGTGTTCTGCCATTTATCAGAAATCAACAAGTGGCAATTCGTTCTGAAGGTTTGTTAATCAATAGTACACTCAATACATATTTTGATAATTTATCTGTTTCTAACTATGTAAGAAAAACAAATATTATTGAGTTGACTGGTGTTACTGGCACATTCAATCAAGATGACATTGTTGGATATTACACAGGTGGTACTTTCTATACAACAGGAAGAATCATTGGATTGTATGCTTATCCAGGAACAACCAATGTTCGTTTATATGTTGCAGCTGACCAAACTACAACAACATACACATCAACTGGAACTTTACAAAATGGTTTCTTTAATGCTGCCGGATTGTATCAAAACTCAACTGCTACAGGAACATTAGCATCTACATCACATAATGGTGGTCGACTTGTTGCTGTAAATTCAACAACATCAATTCAATTTTCTCCATTAGCATCTGGCGGAAGTTATGCTGGTCAAACAGTTTATATTAATGCTGGTACTGGTGCTGGTCAATCTGCAACAATATCGACCTATAATGCTGGAACACAAATAGCAACATTATCTTCTGCTATTAATTGTACTGTAGGTGATGTTTACTCAATTGGTACGTTGACTTCAAATGAAGCTGGCGCATTCTATGGCATCTTTAATTTACCTGCAAATACTTTCCATACAGGACAAAGAGTATTGCGTGTTGATAATGGTACATTGAACAATCAAACATCAGCAACTACATATGCTGAAGCTACATATTATGCTGAAGGACTACAAACAACTTCACAACAGGTTGATTTTGGTGCTTCGCCAGCTGGTGCAAAAGGTACATTTACACAGACCAATCAACAGAGTTCAACTTCTACTGTGACAAATTATTCACCGTATGATCCGGTTGCTCAGACATTTATTGTTAGCAAAGATAATTATCCAAATGGTATTTTCTTAAATTCTGTAAGTATATTCTTCAGAACTAAACCAACAAATGATAATTCTCCTGTAACTTTGTCTATTGTTGGAACATTAAATGGTTATCCAAACGGACAAACATTAGATCATTCTATTGTTTCTTTACCACCATCATCGATAAACATTTCTGAATCTCCACAGTATCTTGATACTACTGCATTAACACGATTTACATTTAATGCTCCAGTTTATATTCAACCAGGAGTTTTATATTCGTTAATTGTAAAATCAAATAGTAATCAATACACATTGTGGACAGCATCTAATGGAGATAATGCACTATCATCTTCAATTAAGAATTTACCAACTGATCCAATTCCATCAATTATTACAAAAATTAATGGTGCACCTTATGTTGGTGGTTTGTTTATTTCACAAAATTCACAAACATGGACAGCTGACCAAAATCAAAGTTTAATGTTTGTTGCTGACCAATGTGTGTTTAATACTGCTGTAAATCCAACTATTCAATTCGTAGTTCCTAAGAAGTTACCACAGAGAACATTGGTTGACCAGTCTGTTGGATATTTCTTAAATGCCAATAACATTTCTTCTACAATTGATTCTATTTCAAATGCAGATATTAAAGTTGACGCTTTCAATGTAACAACGACCGACTTTACTCCAACAACAACAGGTATTAATTACAATTATAATGCCACTTTGTTGTCCGGTTCTTCTGCTGGTCTAACAAACATTACTCCAGGCAAATATGGAACAGCATCTTCAGATGACATTTATTTGAATGATGGAAATGGTGAACGTATATTGTTATCAAATACTTCAACATCTTTCTCATTGTTTGCACAGTTGAGTTCACAAGATCCATCAGTAAGTCCTATCATTTCTGATGCCGGATTGACAACATATACTGTAGCTTGGAATATTAATAACTGTTCATTGTCAAATAACTTAATTACTTTGACCTCTGGTGGTTCTGGTTATAGTAATAATACAAGTGGCAATGTTTCTGTTTCTGTTTCTGCTCCAACAGGATCAGGTGGTACACAAGCCTATGCTGCAGCAAATGTACAAAATGGAAATGTTGTTTCTGTATACTTTACTTCTGCTGGTTCTGGTTATATTACAACACCAACACTCACTATTGTTGATGCTAATACAACACCGGGAACAGGAGCAACTGCTGTTGTATCTGGCGAAACATCAAAAACTGGTGGTCCAGCACTTGCTAAATATGTAACCAAGAAAGTTGTTTTGGATGCAGGATTTGATTCTGGAGATTTGAATGTATACTTAACAGCATACAGACCAGTCGGTACAGACATTAACGTATATTACAAAATATTGAATCGTAGTGATACACAACAATTTGATGATGGTGCATGGCAGTTAATGACCAAAACAAATAGTTCTGGTACTGCTTATTCACAAACAAGAACTGATTTATATGAATACACATTTGCTCCAGGAACAACAGGAACAGACCAAGGTTATGTAAGTTATACAAGTACCAACGGACAAACTTATACAACATTCAGTCAGTTTGCTATCAAGATTGTTTTAACTACTAGTGACAATACTGCTGTTCCTTATTTGAGCAATATGCGGGCTATAGCACTTCCACCTAACGTAAATACTACTTTTTAATATATGATAGTTCCAATTCCAGGCACTTTATTGGTTCGTGATACTAATTCCATGGGTCTTATTAATAAAGACCGTAATGGTTTGGAAGAATACAATATGAAAAGAAAGTTGTTAGCCACCCAAAAAGAAGAAATAAATAATATCAAGGCAGAACTTTCAGGCGTCAAATCTGACATGCAAGAAATTAAGCAATTACTGTTACAATTAATGGATAAAAATATAAATGGCTAATACCGTATCGATTCTTAGTTATGCCAATACGTTTGGCGACCAAATGGTGGCCACAAATGCGTTGGCTAGAGAAAATAATGACCTGGCGGCAAACAATTATGTAAAGAAAACAGGAACACTTTATTTAAATGATACAACATTAGGATTACAGGTTGCAAATAATTCTATATTTGGTGGTCAACTTCAAGTTACCGGTCTAGGTTCTTCTGCTTATATTCAAAACAATCTTCGTGTAGACACTCAAGTATATTTTACAAACACAGTTTTAGGTTTAACCAATTCTGGCCAAGCAATTATTGGTGGACAATTATCCGCCAACGGATCAAACGTAAGTCTTTTAGTTGCAAACAACACTCAAATGAGTGGTTATTTAAATGTATCAGGAAATGCTTCTGTTACTGGACCAACAACCATGGCCAATACTTTGGCGGTTACTGGTCCTGTTACAATGGCAAACACATTAAGTGTTACTGGTGCTGCTACAATGGGAAGCACACTCAATGTAACAAATAATGGATCTTTTGGTAACAATTTAAGTGTAGTAAATCAAACAAACACATATAGTTTATTTGTAAATACAAACATTGCATCAAACACACTCAATAACACATATAATGTTTGGATTGGTGGAGCTGCATCTGTAATGGGAACTTTGTTTGCCAATACAGTACAAGCAAATAACGTTGTAAATACAGCTTTAATAATTGCTACAGATAGAGTATTGGCCAATTTTATTTCATCAAATACTACTGTAACAGGAAACACTTTTATTAGTAAAGGATTTACTTATAGTAATACTTTACAAGTTACTACCAATAGTTTTACAGGCAATTTAAATATTCAATATGCTACAGTAGGAGATTCTGTAGTTGCTAATACCTACATGTCCTCACCAATTGTATCTTCTACAATTGTTAGTGCTACTAATATTGTTTATGCTAATTACTTACAAGCTAATAGTACTGTTAATGCGGCTACATCAACTGTAACAGGTAACAGTTACACAAACATTCTTATTGGTAATACCTCAGTTATCACACCTATAGTATCTTCTACGACTATTAATAATAGTGGTATTAATTATACCAACGTATTACAAGCTAACACATTAGCCAATGCGGCCACATTAACCGTATCTGGTGCAGCTTACGTTAATAACGTTCAGGCAAATACAAATATTTACACTCCTGCTTTGACTGTTGTTAATAACCTTTACACCAATAATATTCAAGCTAACACCAATATTAATACTCCTTCAGTAACATCTACTACTGTTAGGAATACTGGTGTTATTTTAACAGACACACTACAAGCCAACACATCGGTAAATACTTCAACTGTTAATACTAATACATTATTTGTTAACGGACAAGCTTATGTGAATACTCTACAAGCCAATACCAATATAGTGGCTGCAGCTGCTACTGTTACAAACAGTATTACAGGTAGTAACATTCGTGCAAATAATGGAATAAGTGCAACTACATTGAGTATTTCTGGTACAGAATATGTCGATACAATTTCTGCTAACACTTTAATAACAGTACCAGCACTCAACATTGGAACAAGTATTACTGGTTGCAATGCCACTATTACTGCCAATACTATTACAGTTGGTACTGGTGGTTTAAGTGTTATTGGAAATTTTACGATTAATGGATCAACAATTTACAACAGTCCTACATTTACATTAAGTTCCGCAACGCCAAATCAAACTGCTTACCTTAATGTATACAGAACAACGGTAGCAAATGCTTCTATCAAATGGGATCAAGCAAATACATATTGGTCTATTGCTGATGTTTCTGCTGGCGCCAATTCATATTACTATAGAATTTTAACAACACAACAAATTACAGATAGTGCATTGTCAACAAGTACAACTACCGCAGCTTCTGCTAACGTAGCTAATGCACTCAACACATATGTTAATACTAATGTTTTGTCTTTACAAAATCAAATTAGTTCAAATTCTGTATCTTTACAAAATCAAATTAGTTCAAACGTAGCTTTGATTGCTGGTGTTGATGCAACTCAAAATACCAATATTTCCAACCTAACAACATATGCACAAGCGGCGTACAATAAGGCAAATACAGGTTCAGGAACATTTAACGGAACTACAGGTCAAGCAGTTGCTGTTTCTGGAGTAATTACTTTTCAAAGTACTAATGGTGTAACTATAACAGGTACATCAAACACCATTACAATTAACAATGCACAAGATATAAGAACAAGTGCAAGTCCAACATTTAACGCATTGACTTTGACTAATGCTTTACCAATTACTCAAGGTGGTACAGGTGCTACAAATGCTACACAAGCTTTAACAAACTTATTACCAGCAGGTGAAATTAATGGTTATGTTTTAGCAACTTCTGGTGTTGGTGGTTACTATTGGGCTGCTGGCGGAACTGGTGGTGGCGGTGGTACAACTCCAGGTACAACAATTAGTTCTTCACAAGTAAACTACACAGCAAACGGTTCAGGAGTATCATATTCTTCACCAACATATGTTCCAGGTGCAGATCAACTTAGAGTTTATGTCAATGGTGTAAGAAAACTTAGATCAGTTGATTATAATGAAATTAGCGGTAATACAGGTGGTGTTGGTATTGTTACATTTACTTCATCGCCTGCTTCAAGTGCCACAGTAATACTTGAAGTTGACGGATACATTGTTAATCCATACTATGCAAACAATATTCCTTATACAATTAACGGAACAATTGGTAGTGCTAATACAATTCAAACTGCTATTGATGGTTTAACTTCTATTGTTGCTTTGTCTGCTAGTCCAACATTGACTGGAAAACCTTTAGCACCAACTGCGGCTACTGGTAATAGTGATACACAAATTGCAACAACTGCATTTGTTAAAAACGTATTAAATTCTACAAGCACTTATGCAATTAGTACTACAGGTTCAGCAGCAACACTAACAACACCAAGAGCAATTAATGGTGTAAGTTTTGATGGTTCTGTCGCAATTACAATTACAGCTGCAGCAGGTACATTAACAGGCACAACATTAAATTCTTCAGTAGTTTCTTCAAGTTTAACTTCTGTTGGAACAATTACTTCTGGTGTATGGAACGGTACTACAATTGCAGTACTGAATGGTGGTACAGGAACAACAACTGCTACTGGTACTGGTTCTGTTGTATTGTCTACTTCACCAACATTGGTAACTCCAATCTTAGGTACTCCACAATCAGGAAACTTGAGTAACTGTACATTTCCTACTCTCAATCAGAACACAACAGGAAATGCGGCAACAACTTCACAGACGAACTTTAGTAACTTAACAATTGGTAGTTCACAGGTTCTATCTGCTGCCAACTTTAATAGTTACGCACCGACATTGACTGGTACAGGAGCTTCTGGTACATGGGGTATTAATATCACAGGTTCAGCTGCTCAGTTAACAGGATTGGTTCCACAAACTTCAGGTGCTGTACCTACTGCAAATCAAATATTGAGAGCAGATAATAACGGTTATGCAACATTAGGTTATATTAATTCAACCACAGGTAATAATGAAAATCCATCAATATCTCAAGTTATTGTAACAAATGGATCCGATAACTATTATCGTAAATCTAGTATTAGTTCATTCACTTCAGCTGTACAAAGTAATGCTTCTGGTACATGGAGTATCAACATTAGTGGTAATGCTGCAACTGCAACTTCAGCAGGAAGTGCAACAACAGCAACCACGGCTACTACAGCAAATGCTTTGAATACTGGAAATTCTTATTCTGCAACATACTTTCAAACTTCATCTGGATATGCCGCTCAATTTGGTGGAAGTGCTGTTACAGGTTTCTACTTGGATGCAACAAACGCAGCACTGCGTGCACCAACAACTGGTTCAGTATACATGCAAAGTGCTAGTGGTACTTCAACCTACGGAATTTTTAGTAGTACCGGGTTAAGTGTAACAGGTACAATTACTGCTTCTGGTAACATTACTGCTTATTCTGATGAAAGAATTAAGTGTAATTGGAAAGACTTATCATCAACTTTTGTGACTGATCTTGCTAAGGTTAAAAGTGGTACATTTGAACGACTTGACATGGAAGGCACCCAAGTCGGTGTGTCCGCTCAGTCTTTACAGAAAGTGATGCCTGAAGCCGTTGTAACAGATTCCGATGGTACATTATCTGTTGCCTATGGTAATGCTGCGATGGCGGCCGCCGTTGAGTTGGCTAAAGAAATTGTTTTAATGAAAGAGATGATTAAACAACTCCACGCTGAGATAGAGGTATTGAAGTCAACTAAATAAAGCAGAAGGTTTTTAAACCTCACGGACTCTATCTCTATACGCTTATTTAAGGATTCAAAATGGCAGCTGGATATTCCAATTTATATCTGGAACAAGGTACATCTTTTTCTACCACAATTACACTTGATGACATATACCAAAACGCATACAACTTAGCAGGATTTACTGCTAGTAGTCAGATGCGTTCTTCTTACTATTCCGCTAATGCAACCGCTGTATTCTCAACAGGTATTAATGCAAATACTGGAGTAGTCACACTTTCCTTATCAGCAAATACTACGGCCAATATTGCTCCTGGTCGTTATGTCTATGACGCTATCATTAATGATGGAAATGGTACTATCACAAGAATACTAGAAGGTGTTGTTGAAGTTTCTCCTTCTGTTACGAGGTAATCATGGGAGTTAAAGTAACCCCACCAGCTTCAATTACAGTTCGTGTGGGTGGTCAAAACCAATCCCAAGTAGCAAGTTCGACTCAATTTGTTGGAGCTCCAGGCCAGCAGGCAGAACTCGATGCAGCTTACGCAACGGCTAACCAAGCGTTAATTGAAGCCAATACTGCTTTAACTCAATCAAATACCGCATTAGTATTAGCGCAAAATGCTTATAATACTGCCAATGCAGCCGCATCAAATCAAACAGTTCTTGCGGCATTTAATCAAGCCAATTCAGCAAATATACTGGCACAATCAGCATACAATCAAGCCAATTCTGGAACAATATTAGCACAAGCGGCTTTCAATTCAGCTAACAATGTTGCACCACAAATTCAACCAGCATTTAATCAAGCAAATGCGGCTTTTAATCAAGCAAATACTGCTTCTTCAAATACAATATACCTTCAAGGTGTAGATGCAAGTCAAAATGCCAATATATCAGCTGCCTTTACTCAAGCTAATAGTGCTGGATCCAATACAGTTTATATTACTGGTGGACTCAATACTGCTAACGCTAATATTGCTTATATATTTGGTGTTGAATTAAGTTCTAATGCTTATGCTCAAGCGGCTTATGCTCAAGCAAATACAGCAAATAATTTAGCACAAAGTGCTTATAATAAAGCAAATAATATTGTTGTTGTTGGTAATACAATTCCATTAGGAACAAATACAACCGGACTTTTAGTTAGTAATGCTGTCACATTAACCACATCAACTACAGTTACAGATAGTTTAGCTAAACTCAATCAAATATTAGGTAAATTGGTACCAAATGCTCCAGCAACATTCCCTTCAACATTTGGAACATTAACAATTACTGGTACTGTTGGTCCTTACAGAATGACCAACTTTACACAGACAGATAATACTGGAACAGGTACTGCAAGTGTTGCTGGTGGAACTTCTGTTGCTCCACTTAGAGTTGCTACATATACAACATCAACAATTACAAATATCAATACGATTACTGGTGATACAATTTCAGTAATTAAAAATGCTGTACAATCCGGCACAAGAACAATTACGGCTGGTGCAACAAACGCTGGTACATATAGTGATTTGGTAATCATTAATAACGTAGACTATTCAACAATTACTGGTATCGCTGCTAATTTCTGGTATAGTGCTAACCTTCGTGCTTCAGGTACTGGTACTGCCGGATGGAACAACGTTTCAATCACAGACACCAATGGATCACCAACATCAAATGCTACATGGTATTATGATAACTCTGCACCAGGTGTTCCAACATTTGTTACACCAAGTATTGTTCCGTTATCACCTTCATTAACATATTCAAGTACAGTTCCACATTATAATAGTTCATCTACATTTAGATTAGGTGTTGTTGTAAGTAAATTAAGTGGCGATATGTACCCAGCAAGTGACACATTCTTTACCGGTACGGCAGGTGGTGCTTTTGGTGCACCAGCAAGTAATACATATACTGCCGTTGGTATTACCACTCCTTTGGCCAGAAATTTATATGTTGCTTCAGGTTCTGCAACGGTAAATACAACGTCAACAATCATTGCAGGTTTTGGTTCTAGTGCAACTGGTCCATCTGTTACTGTTGATAATAGTTACTCAACCGCATCACAAGTATTTACAACTGCATTAGCTAATACTGTATTATATAAAACGGGTACAGCAAGTGCAATGGAAGAAACAGGATTTACTGCTTCTAGTTTTGGTACAGCAGTAGGTAGTGGCAATGCAGTTCGTGTTATTAATTTTGATCTTGGAACTTCAGCAAATGATACTCCAGTATTTGCAGCCGGTTCTACTGCATTCAATTCACAAACTGGAACATTTTATGCTTCAGATGCTACTGTTGTTGCTGGCGTTCTTAAAAACGATACAACAAATTACAGCACAGGTTATTTACCAGTAGGACCTAATTTGACTACTCAAAATGCAGCTCAGTATATTACACTCAAAATGACTAGATCATCTGTGAGTAAATTTAGTATTAACTATACAACCGCAACAGGCATTGGTGGAATTTGGTGTGCTATGCCTGCTCAAACATCATACGCCACAGGTAATAATTGGTATAGCATGACAGTAGATAATAGTTTGGCTGGTGGTTGTGCGTTAGGTGGAAACCTTGTTCCTGCATCTACAGGTGCTAAAGTTTATAACTGTCAGTTTGCCGGATTAAACAGTTCAAATGCAACTAATAATGAAATATTAGTGAGAATTCGTTTGAATGCTGGACAATCTATTACTGCCTTATCATTTGCAGCGTCTACAGTATAAAGAGATATAAATGGCAATTACAGCAACACAATACATCGACCTATTATACAAGAAACTCTTAGGAGTTGACAAAACAGACCTACCTACTAATAAGAGTGCGGCAGGTGAAACTGTTCCTAGTCCACTAATGTTGCGTGGTGATATTCTTTGGAAACAGTCCGACCTAATTCCAGCGACTGCTGCAGCCGTTACGAATATTGTACAAGCATATACAGGTACGAGTACCGTGACTACGACAGCAGATAATACAACTACTGCTATTGGTGGTGTATATCCTACCTGGAAAACAGGATTAACAAATTGGATACCTCCAGAATTTGACACAGTAAATTTATCAAATACATATAGGGTTCAGGTATATTATGGTGCCTCAGGTCTCAGTAATCCACAGACAAGCGGTACTCAGATATATGCTGACGGTAGTGGAGGTACAGGTGAATGGTATTTTGACTATAAGGCAGGTACACTAAATTTTATTGGTGGCACTATTCCAACTGGAATGACCACAAGTAGTGTAATTTATGTTTCGGGTTATAGATATGTCGGTCAAACCGGAACAAATTATTTGATTGCTAATACAGGACCACAGTTATTATCTGGTAATGTAGCAATTGCAAATACGACAGTATCAACATCAAATACTACCGGAGCTTTGATTGTTTCTGGTGGAATAGGCGTTACAGGTAACGTTTATCTTGATTCCATATATGTTACAAGTAACAACATCACAGCAAATGCGATCACCGTTGACGGTGGCGGATTTTAATAAATAACATAATAATAACTAGAACAATAAGGAAGTTACCATGGCTATCTCTAATACCAGTATTTTAGTCAAACGCTCGAGTACCACAGCAACACCAGGATCATTAAAAGCTGGTGAAATTGCCTACTCGTATTCATCCAATAACTTCTTCATTGGTACTCCTACTGGTGACGGTGCGGTTGCAATTGGTGGTCTTAACACCTTCAATACAGTAAACAATGCAACCAACGCAAATACCGCAAGTACCTTAGTCAAACGTGATGCCAATGGTGCTTTCTATGGTCGTCTTTTTGGTGTTTCTAATACTGCCGTTGCTTTAGATACTTCTCAGAATTTCTCTATTACTGGTGGTGATATTTCAGCATCTGCTGTTGGATTCAATGGTACTTCAGCAGTTGCTCTTAGTGCTTCACTTAATGCTGTTCCAGGATTATCTGGTGGAACAGTAGGTTCTTCTACTAGTGTTCCTGTTATTCAATATGGTGCAAACGGTCGTATTCTTTCTGTTTCTTCACAGACTATTGCAACCTCATTTAATATTTCTGATGGTACGACAAGTAATACTATCAACGGTGGTGCAACTTTCTTTGTCAAAGGCACCAATGGTATTACCAGCACAGTTACACCAAACACAGTAACAATTTCTACTGATACAACAATTGCTCGTACTAATACAACTTCTGTTGGTCCACAAACATTTAGTACTGATATCAATTTACCAACCAATAATATGTCTATTGGTGGTGTATTAAACGTAACCAATATGTATGTTTCTGGTAATATTTACCAAACAAATGCAACACAAACATTAAATATTGGCGATCCAATTATTTACTTGGCTGCTAATAATAATAGTAACGTAGTTGACCTTGGTTTTGTTGGTCACTTTGTTGGTACTGGCCACACAGGCGATACTTCACACTATCAGCATACTGGTTTTGTTCGTGATTATAACGACAATAAATGGAAATTGTTCTCTAACGTTTCTACTGAGCCAACAACAACAGTAAACTTTGGTGAAGCAAATACTGTATATGATGTAATCAAAGTTGGTGGTATTGATGTATCAAGTGGTGCAATTACTGCTGCTGGTTCAATTGCTGCTGGGTCATTAACACTAACAACACCATTAGGAATTTCTTCTGGTGGTACAAACGGTTCTTCGTTTACCAACAATCAGATTACTTACTTCAATGGCACATCGATTGTTTCTTTGGCCAATACGGGTACTGCTGGTACATATGGTTCACCTTCTTATACTCAAGTAATTACAACTGACGGATTTGGTCGTGTTTCTACTGTTTCTAATAATGCAATTGCAATTGATGCTTCACAAGTTATTTCTGGTACATTCCCAATTGCTCGTGGCGGTACAAATTCTGCTTCATATGCACAGAACGGATTGTTATACTATAATGGTACATCGTTCTTAACATCGGCAAACCAAACTGCATATGCTACACAAGGTGGTGCAAGTTATGTTCCAGTAATTTCTACCAATGCTCTTGGTCAAGTTACTGCAATCTCGAACACACAGATTCAGATTGATGCAGCAACTAATATTGTTTCTGGTACACTACCTTTGACCCGTGGCGGTACAGGTGCAACATCATTTACAAATGGTCAGATTGTAATTGGTAATGGTACAACATCACTTGCTTCATTAGCAAACAGTTCTTATTCAAATACCGGCACATACGGTACCAATACAACACTTGCTGGTTTAACTATTGATGCTTATGGTCGTGTAACTGCTGCAGCATGGCAAGCAATTTCTGGATTAACAGTAAGTCAAGGCGGTACAGGATTTGCTAGTGCGACTACAAACGGTATCACATACGGTAACGGCACAGGTGCATTAGGTGTTACTGCTGCCGCCGGTACTTCTGACCAAGCTTATTCTAATGAAATTTTAACTGTAACAAATACCGGAGTTCCTGTTTGGAGCTCTGCACTTGACGGTGGCGTTTTCTGATTTGGAGTAGTAAATAAATAGATTATAATTACTTTTATGATAGGAGTTGAGTATGGAAAATGGAAATTACGTCAATCATTATGTTGAAATTTTAACTGGAACAATGACTGATGCTGTCATTAGAAATATTTCTTTGCAGGCTAATGCAAAAGTTACTGAAGAAATTCTAAACGAACAGACATCAGTAATTGAAGGTCTAAAACAAGAAATTGAAAACTTAAATAATGGTAAAAATTCTAATGAAATTAATTTAGAACAAACTATTAACGGACATTTAAATAGAATTTCTGAGTTGGAAAAACAATTAAATGATATTGGTGCTTTAAAGTCTGAATATGAAAATGTTAAACACCAAGTTCAACATATAGATACTTTTAGAAGTGAATTGATAAAAGAACGAGAAGAACATCAAAAAACTCGTAGTAGTTATGAGAAGTCCATTAAAAAATTGAATGATCAAATTGAATATTTGCAGTTAAGTCCAGCCAAGCGTAAGAAAATTGATGAAGTAAAAACAGTAAAAGTAGAAGTAAAACTTGAATCAAAACCGGAAGTAAAAGAAGAAATAAAGGATGCTGGAACTTTTTAAAATATGGCTATAGCAAATACCACACTACTACTCAAAAAATCAGCAACACCAGGAAATGCACCAAGTGCTTTAGCAAATGGTGAAATTGCTATTAACTATGCTGATGGTAAGTTATACTACAAAAATAATGTAGGATCCATTACTGCCTTTTCTACAGGATCCGCACCTAATTCTTTTGCAACAATTAATGCAAACTCCTCACTCATTCTTGCTACATCATCAATAGATACTTTAGGTTTTGTTGGTACAAATGGTATTTCTATTTCGGCCAACACAACATCAAAAACAGTTATTATTGATGGTAAGATTATATTTGATAAAGCAAATACAGGCGGTGGCGGAGGATTATCCGCATCAGGTTATCTAGCCAATTCAGTAATCTTTGCTAACACAACAGGTTACTTAAGCAACACAGGTAACATTCAATTCTTTACTTCTAATAATACCTTAGTTGTTCAGCAAATCCGAACAACAAACACTCAGGTTACATTAGGTCTTAATGCTGGTCAAACAGGACAAAATGCTTACTCCGTTGCCGTTGGTTATCAAGCTGGTTACTGTAGACAGAGAGCTCAAGCAGTTGCTATTGGTAGTAATGCTGGATATCTATCACAAAATGCACAATCAGTTGCTATTGGTTCTTGTGCTGGTAGATGCAGGCAAAGAACTCAAGCAGTTGCTATAGGTTGTAATGCAGGCAAAACGGATCAATTATGTGCTGCAGTTGCTATTGGGATTTATGCTGGCGCAACAAATCAAAATTTATACGCTCTTGCTCTAGGATTTAATGCTGGTAACAGCAATCAAGGCGCTGGTGGAATTAGTATGGGCACCAATGCAGGTCAAATAGCACAAGGATGTCATTCGGTTGCTATTGGCTCATCGGCCGGTTCACAATCTCAAAATTCTTACTCGGTTGCTATCGGTATTGGTGCTGGTCAATGTAGGCAAAGAGCTTGTGCAGTTGCTATAGGAGCAAGCGCAGGAACAACAGCTCAAGGAATTTGGGCTGTGGCTATTGGTTCTGGTGCAGGCCGATGCTTACAAGGAGCAAGTACTGTTTCCATTGGTTTAAATGCTGGAGGGTATAAACAAGGTGCAGTATCAATTGCTATTGGTCAAAATAGTGCTCAAGCGTGTCAAGGTGCATGTGCAATCGCTATTGGTGGTAACGCTGGAAATCAATATCAAAATTCTTACTCAGTTGCTATTGGTTCTGGTGCTGGTAGTTGTAGACAAAGAACTCAAGCACTTGCTATTGGTTCTAATGCCGGACAAACCGCACAAGGTTGTAATACTATTGCTATTGGAAGATGCGCAGCGTTACTATCACAAAATAGTGGTGCAATTTCTATTGGACATAATGCCGGTCAGCAACGCCAAAGAGCTTGTGCGGTTTCTGTTGGTTCTTGTGCAGGAGCACAATCACAAGGTTGTAAAGCAATTGCTATCGGTAATGCCGCAGGATACCAATCGCAAAATTCTTACTCGGTAGCTATTGGCCAATCTGCTGGTCAATGCCGCCAAAGAGCTTCTGCGGTTGCTATTGGTACTTGTGCAGGTCAGACAGCACAAGGTATTGCGTCTGTAGCTATTGGTAATCAATCTGGTATTCAATCACAAAACAATTACGCTGTTGCTATTGGTAATGGTGCTGGCTCTTGCCGACAAAGAGCTTGTGCGGTTGCTATTGGTCAAGCTGCAGGCAGTCAATCCCAAGGCGGTAGTTCAATTGCTATTGGAGGTATTGCTGGTTATCTAAATCAATGCTCTTATGGTATTGCTATTGGTCAAGCTGCAGGATTTACAACACAAGGTTTTGCTGGTATTGCTATTGGTCAACAAGCTGGTTATCAATCTCAAAATACTTATTCAGTTGCCGTTGGTTATTGTGCTGGTCAATGTAGGCAAAGAGCTTGTGCAATTGCTATTGGAAATCAAGCAGGTAAAACGGCTCAAGGTAGTTCTTCCGTTGCTATTGGTCCAAATGCAGGATTAACATCACAAAATGCTTATTCAGTCGCTATTGGTCGTTGTGCTGGTATTTGTAGGCAAAGAGCCTGTGCGGTTGCTATAGGTCGATGTGCAGGTAAAACGGCTCAAGGTGGTTCTGCAATTGCTATCGGTAAATGTGCAGGTAAGTGTAGTCAAAAATGTTGTTCGGTTGCTATAGGTATTTGTTCGGGCAAATTGAATCAATGTGCAGGAGCAGTTGCTGTTGGTCCAGCAACTGGATATCAATGTCAAAAAGCTTATGCAGTAGCCGTTGGGTATGCCGCAGGTCAAGTTGGGCAAAATACAAATTCAATTGCTATAGGTAATAGTGCTGGTTCACAACGTCAATATCAATGTGCAATTGCTATAGGTAACGGTGCGGGCCTTCAATATCAAAATACTAAATCAACCGCTATTGGATATAATGCTGGTTATGTACGCCAATATGCTTGTGCGATTGCAATTGGTACCAATTCAGGATATACAGGACAAAAAGGATGTGCAGTTGCTATAGGTCGTTGTGCAGGTAGGATAACACAAAATACCAATTCCATTGCTATTGGTAATCAAGCTGGTAATTGTAGACAAAGAGCCTGTGCAGTTGCTATAGGACATTGTTCTGGTAAAACGGCTCAAGGTTGCCAAGCAACCGCAGTTGGTAAATGTGCAGGATATTTAAATCAAGGAACTTCTGCGGTTGCTATTGGTCCTTCTGCTGGTCAAAATTGCCAAAAAATTCAAGCTATAGCTATTGGTTGTGTATCCGGATATTACACACAAGGAACCAAATCAATATCTATTGGTTACGCTGCTGGTTTTCAAAATCAAAACGCACAATCTATTGCTATAGGTGCTTGTGCTGGTTACTGTCGTCAAAGAGCTTGTGCGGTTGCTATAGGTAAATGTTCTGGTAAAACGGCTCAAGGGATTCAAGCAGTTGCTATTGGTCCACGAACTGGTATAGTTTGTCAAGGCAATTGGGCTGTTGCTATTGGTTATAATGCTGGTATATGTCAACAAAAACCTTGTGCGATTGCAATTGGTCAACAATCAGGAGGTTCTAATCAAGGATGTGCTACAATTGCTATAGGGCGACTTGCTGGACAAACTTCTCAAAATGCTTATTCAGTTTCTATTGGTTTTCAAGCAGGCAATTGTAGGCAAAGAACTCAAGCAGTTGCTATTGGATATGGTGCTGGACAAACGGCTCAAGGATGCTATAGTGTTGCTATTGGTGCTGGTGCAGGATATACAGCACAAGCTTGTCAATCAGTTGCTATTGGTAGACAAGCGGGTGTTAATAATCAAGGTTCACAATCAGTTGCTATTGGACTTAATGCTGGTCAAACAGGCCAAAATGCTTCATCTGTTGCTATTGGTTCTTCTGCTGGTAATTGTAGACAGAGAGCTTGTGCGGTTGCTATAGGACATAGTGCAGGACAAATAGCACAAGGATTATGTACAGTTGCTATTGGTACTTGTGCAGGCCAAACAAACCAAGTATGTTTTTCAATTGCTATTGGAAAATATTCTGGATTTTGCAATCAATCCGGTGGAGCTGTAAGTATTGGATATGGCGCAGGACAAACATTACAGGGCGGACAAGCAATTGCTATTGGCCAAGCTTCAGGATATAACAATCAGAAATGTCAAGCAATTGCTATTGGAGTTGGTGCTGGACAAACATCTCAAAATGCTTATTCGGTTGCTCTTGGTTATCATGCTGGTTTCTGCCGCCAAAGAATTTGTGCAATTGCTATTGGTAAAAATGCTGGTTACCAATCTCAAAATGCTTCTTCTGTTGCTATTGGCCAAACTGCTGGTTATTGTAGACAAAGAGCTCAAGCTGTAGCCATTGGTCAATGTGCAGGATACGCAGCGCAAGGATGCCAATCTGTTGCTATTGGTGTTTATGCTGGTGCCACATGTCAAAATAATTATTCTGTAGCAATTGGTGCAGCTGCAGGTAGAATAACGCAAGGACAATCTACGGTTGCTATTGGATTAAATGCTGCGTATACATCACAAAATAATTTTTCAGTCGCTATTGGTGTTAATGCTGGTAATTGTAGGCAGAGAACTTGTGCGGTTGCTATAGGTCGTTGTTCAGGATATACAGCACAAGGCCAATATTCAGTTGCTATCGGTCCATATGCTGGCCAAACTAATCAAACCACCAAGAGTATTGCTATCAATGCTTCTTGTACCGCATTAAACCCAACTCAATCTGGTCTCTACATTAATCCAATCCGTGTTTGTGCTGGTAATACAACACAATCCGTATACTATAACACAACAACCAAAGAGTTAACTTATACTACACCAGCCACAGGTGGTAGCGGTGTAGCCAACCTTGGTCCAGTAATCACAGTTAACTCTGCTGGATATTTGTTTGTTTCCAATACAAAAGCATCAACATCAAACACTACAGGTGCTTTAGTTGTTTCTGGTGGTATGGGTATAACCGGCAATATTACAATGGGCCAAGGTTCATACTTTACTGGTGATTTTTCAAACACCACATTAAATTCCAGAACTATATTCCAAACACAAACACTAAACACACCAACAGGAATTTATGCAGTACCTAATGGAAGTCCTGCTGCAGGAGTGTCAGCATCAAGCTGGCAAGCTGCAAACACCGCAGACTTAACTAATGCTAGTAAGATTTTAATTGCTGCAAATACAACCGATGTTCAATTAGTGTCTGGTGTTAACGGATCAGGAACATATCTTCCTTTAAGTTTTTGGAATAACGGTGCCGCACAAAGTTACTTATATCCTAATGGTTCATTTAATTTAATAAACACGACTACAACTCACCGTATTCTTAGTACGACCACATCAACGTCAAATGCTACAGGTGCTTTAGTAATTTCTGGTGGTGCAGGTATTACAGGAAATTTATATTCAGGTAATATTGTTCTTGCTGCGGCAAACAGTATTACTTTTGGTGATGGTACAATTCAAACAACTGCTGGTTCTTCTGTAGCTAACACAATTTATCTCCAAGGTGGTTTAAATACTGCTAACGCCAACTCAGCTTTAGCGTTCTCTTTACTCAATACTGCCAATGCCAACATGGCAATTATCTTTGCTCAGGCTAACGCTGCATTTGCTAAAGCCAATACTGGAGTAGCTAACATTGGTCCTGTAATTACAGTCAACTCTGCTGGATATTTGTTAGTTTCAAACACAATAAAGAACACAACATATACTACTGGTGCTATAGTTATTTCTGGTGGTGTTGGAGCAAATGGAAATGTAATAGCAAACGGTTCTGGACAATTTCAAGGATATTTTGATGAAAGTTCAACCGTTATTTCTGCAGCTGTTGGAGTTGCTGGAAGTGGAACTCCAACTCCAAGATTTGGGTTCTTTAATGGTACCGCATCACAAAACTGGCAAATAGATAATAGTGCTGGAACATTCCGTTGGTTTACTCCTGGTGTTTCCAGGATGCAATTAGATCCAAATGGTGTGCTTTCTGTGTTGGCGGCCAATACTTCTACATCGCCTTCAACTGGTGCTTTGATTGTTTCTGGTGGTGTTGGTGTTGCTGGTAACGTATATATTGGCGGTACAGCTAATTTATCTCTTGGCACATCAACATCGCCACCCATATCATTCAACGTTGGCGGTACATTATTAACCACACAAACTCAAGGCGCACATGAGTATGACGGTACTGTATTGTATGTTACCGCCAACACATCAAACGGCTCAGGTCGTATGATTATTCATTCATCACAGTACGCTAACTTAACTTCTGCTAATGCTGCAACGGTTGCTTCAGGTGCTGATACTTTCTTTGGCGGTAATAACCGGCCGTATTTGGTACAGAACCATATGTACCATATAAAATATCATTTATTGTTTACTAAAGCAACTGCTGGTACTGTAATATTTTCATTCTCAAATTCAGCGTCTACTAACTTTATACCACTATCGGCTTTTGTAACTATTGCACCAACAGGATCAACCGCCAACTTGGCAGGCGGTGTAATTCACATTAATGCTTCAGGTGCAGCAACAACCACATCAACGGCATCGGCATCATTAACCAACAACGGAACATATGCTGCAATTATTGATGGTACTGTTATGGTAGCAGCCAACACCAGGTTACAATTTGTTGTGACTGATTCTGCTGGTACTGTTACTTCCACGGTAGGTTCAATGTTCTTGATAACCGATTTAAGTACCGGTGCTTCTTATGGTAACTTTGCTTAATAAATAAACACTTTAAAGGAGAAGTAAAATGAATGTAACTTATAATTGGGCAATAACAGATATGTACACAATGCCTACACCAACACCAGAGTATGTTACTATGGTGCGTTATACTGTTGAAGCAACTGATAGTACTTCAAATACTACCGTTTCAATGAACAGAATGAATAATTTTCCTGTAGAACCTAGCCAAAACACCTTCATTGCATATGCCGATTTAACTCCAGCAATTGTTTTAGGTTGGATCCAAGAAGATACTAACCAAGTTCAGGCTATCGAAGGCGCATTACAGGATCAAATCAATAGAATTATTAATCCACCAATCGTACCAAGTAATACTGGACTTCCTTGGTCTGCGTAATAAAAAGTGGTATAAAATTTGATCTATAACAATTAATTAACAAATTGTTTATATAAAATACATATAAATATAGTTCATACTGGTTGACAGTTATAGACAATTATGTTAAAATGAAAGTTTAATGGAGAAATATTATGTCGGATGAAGTTCAAATTATTGGTAATGATGGTGAAGTATCAACCTCAGATGTTTTACAAGAAACACATTATTTTACGACTGGTGTATACCAAATTAATAAACCAGAATTTTTGGCAGTTGCTAGAGAAGTTTCATATGAATCACTCAAGCAAGTAAAGAAAGAAGTTGATTTAAATAAAATTTATCCAGCATATATGTCGTATAGTTTTGCGGATGATCCAAGACTTCAAGATTTGGTTACTTATATTGGTCTAAGTGCTGGTAATGTATTGAGGTCACAGGGTTTCAATATGGATAATTCTGAAGTTGTGTTCAATGAATTTTGGGCTCAAGAACACCACCAATATTCTGGACAAGAAGAACATATTCATCCAGGTCAACAAATTTCTGGTTTCTATTTCTTAGATGTACCACAAGATTCTTCTTTGATTACTTTCCACGATCCACGTCCAGCAAAGAAAATGATGAATCTTGCTGAACAAGATATGAGTAATATTACCTATGCTTCGGCTGCAATTAATTTTGTTCCAACTCCAGGTTTATTGATGTTCTCTAATTCTTGGTTGCCACATACATTTACAAAAAATGCTTCAAAAAAACCATTCAAGTTTATTCACTTCAATCTTGGTGTGCGTTATCTTGCTCCATCAGTACAAACACAACAACCTGTAAATTCACCTGAAATCGTATGAACAAGTACCACATAAGATTCAATAAATCAAGAGGACAACCAGGTCGTGGCACCAAAGACCACGTCTGGCGAGTATTTGAAAACGGTACAAAAGAATACCTCTTTAAACACATCAAAATAGAAGTTCCTTGTCGTGATGAAGTTACCGGTGATGGTCAAGGAAACGATGACTGGAACTTTGCTTGTTCTGGTCAGTTAATTATTGATCGTGAAACCTCAACCGGAATCTTTGTAAGCCTAGAAACAACGTGTACTCCTAGCAAAATAAGTAAATTGGGTTGAACATAAATACTCCATCACAGGAGAAATTTGATGTCAACAATTACAAACCGACAAGATTTTAAGACTTATTGCCTCCGCAGACTTGGCTTTCCAGTAATAGAAATTAACGTGGATGACGACCAAGTGGAGGATCGCATTGATGATGCAATCCAATATTGGCAAGATTATCATTTTGATGGATTACAAAAAGTCTATTATATCAAGGCCTTATCAGGTTCCGTCATATCAACTAGCGGAAACACAGCACCTTTTATTGCTAACGTTTCATACTTTGTCGGTGGTACTTCTGGTGCACAAGCATCCATTGCTGGAGTATCAAATAATACCACAATTAATGTAAATTGTGGTCAAATACCTTTTGTTGCCGGTGAACCATTACAGTATGTTGATGCCAATAATGTATTACACGCTACTGGTACTACCGTAAACAAATTCTCTTTCGGTGAAGTTGACAAACGGTACCTAGATTTGAGTAGTTCTCAAGATGCTCAAGGCAATCCAATGGAGATTGTTGGTATTTCTCGTATATTTCCACTCTCAGATTCTCAGTCAAATATCAATATGTTTGACCTAAGGTATCAACTCCGTTTAAATGAGTTATACGACTTCACCTCCGCATCATACATCAACTATACACTAACACAACAACACTTACGTTCTCTGGAGATGATGTTTACTGGAGAGGTTCCTATTCGATTCCAAAGGCATATGCAAAGATTGTATATTGACTGGAATTGGGGTAAAGAAGAAGCCCCAATTGGCCAAGTGGTAATTGCCGAATGTTATGCCGCTATTAATCCTAATGTTTATAATCTGGTATGGAATGACCGTTGGTTAAAAGAATATGCCACACAACTTATTAAAAGAAGTTGGGGTAACAACCTTTCTAAATTTGCCGGATTACAATTACCTGGTGGTGTTACATTAGACGGAAAAACAATTCAAGGTGAAGCTACTTCTGAAATCGAAAGATTAGAATCTGAAATGGAAAATAATTACGGATCGCCGCTTGAATTTTTCATGAACTAATCTAATGGTGCTCAAATGTACTGGATAGTTTAACAAAAGAAGAGCAAGATAAAAAACGTGAACAATTTAATAAAACTAAAATTGGTAACCAACACGCAAAAGGAAAACATTGGAATTTATCCAATGAAACCAAAAATAAAATAAGTGCATCTAAAAAAGGATATAAGATGTCGGACGAAACCAAAAAGAAACTTAGTGAAAAAGCCAAACTTAGAACTGGCAGAAAATGTTCGGTCGAAACTAAAGAAAAAATGAGATTATCTGCGTTGCAAAGAAAGGTAGGAACCTAAAATTGCGGTTTCACACTATTTTAATAATTACGGGTCATTACCAGAACAACGAGTAATTGAGGACCTTATCGTAGAATCCATTAAAATTATGGGATTCGAAGCGTTCTACTTACCAAATAATAACGATCAGGCTCGTGACTTATTGTTTGGTGAAGATCCAGTCAAAAAGTTTGAATCTGCTTTTCCTTTAGAAATGTATCTTTCAAATTCTTTAGAGTATGCGGGTGAAAAGGAATTCTTTTCTAAGTTTGGACTAGAGATTAAAAATAGTGTTCAAGTTATTTTATCCAAAAGGTCATTTTCAGAAAGAGTTCCACAGAACACATTTACACGACCAAGAGAAGGCGATTTAGTTTATATACCTTTTCTAAATGGTACAGGTGAATTATACGAAATCAAGTTTACAAATCAAACTAAAGATTTTTTCATGTTGGGAAGAAAAGTTCCTTATTTTTATGAATTGGAAATGGAGAAATTCAAATACTCACAAGAATCTATTGCTACTGGTATTCCAGACATTGATGCTGTTGTGACCGATTCAGCGTATACATTGCACCTCAACTTAGGTGCAGGAACAGGAACTTATGCAATCAACGAAATTGTATTCCAATCTCCAGACTCAACATACGCAAATGCTACTAGTGTTGCTATTGTTCAGTCCTGGATTCCTTCTTCTAGCACATTGTCTGTGTCCAATATTGCCGGTGAATTTATTGATAGCAAACCAATCATTGGTCAATCCTCTGGATCAAATTACCCGTTAGCATCATTTGATCCATTAGCCAACCCAGCAAATAAAGAAAATTATGATAATGAATATATTGCTAATTCAGCATATACAATTACCGACTTTTCTGAATCTAATCCGTTTGGAAGCATTTAATGGCTAATACCACATATAACAAAATCATTCGTAAACTCGTTGTTGGTTTTGGTAATTTGTTTAACGAAATTACATTGGTTCGTTATAATAAAGATAACACAGAAGCAGAGAGATTTATTGTTCCTATTGCTTATGCGGCAAAAGAACTGTATGTTCAACGACTTGAAGGTGATGCTAATTTAGATAAAAAAGTTCAAATGACACTACCAAGAATGTCGTTTGAAATGAATGGCCTTTCATACGATTCTTCAAGAAAACAAAACACCAATTTCAAATCATTTGCAAAAACAACCAATGGTGTTGTTTCACAATACAATCCAGTACCATACAATTTTGATTTTTCTCTTTACATCTATGTTCGTAACATTGAAGATGGTACACAAATTATTGAACACATTCTTCCATATTTTACACCAGACTATACCATTAAGTTAAACTTGGTTCCTGAGATGGGTGTAATTAAAGAAATTCCTGTGGTTTTGAACTCGACTTCACACGAAACAACATATGAAGGTCCAAGAGATTCCGATCCAAGAATGATTGTTTGGACACTTAATTTTACGGTCAAAGGTTATGTTTTTGGTCAGACAACATCTACTGGTTTAATTAAAACTTCCATCACAAATATATTAAACAACATATCAACTAAAGATACTGTTGTGTTTAATATGGCAACCGGTGGTGTTGGAAAGTACCAATCTGGTGAAATTGTATATCAAGGCTATTCAGTTAATACGGCCACAGCTACCGGTAAAGTGGTTCTTTGGAGTAACAACCAATTACAATTAACCAATATTCAAGGAAACTTTGTTTCTTCTGAACCTATTGTTGGTTTGAATACTAACGCAAACTATCAATTTACTTCATATCAACTTCAACCACTGGAATATGCACAAATCGTCATTACTCCTAATCCGGATGGAGCCACGGCTAATGATAAATACACTTATACTACCACAGTAACGGAAACGCCTTACATCAATACGGTTGTTCCAGACTCATCAGTACTCTATGGTGACTTAATGATACAATTTGGAATTGAAGATTTAATAACAGAATCGGGTAATTTCGACCTATTTACTAACTAAGGTTTAAAAATGTCAAAAACACTACAATTTAGACGATATAATTCGGCCAATATTGCAACTACAACAGGTGCATCAGGTGAGTTAATTGTTAATACAGACACAAACGCAATTACCGTACATGACGGATCAACGGCAGGTGGTTGGGCAACTCCAACCTTAGCTTATACACAAGCTGCTTTTGCTACAGCCAATTCAGCAAACGATGCATCAAGTTACCAAACTGGTGTAAATTTGTCACAGAATACATCAATTACTTCTGTTCAAGCGTTAGCGAATACCGACTACACAACATTGACAGCGGCTGCTAGTGTATACGGAAATTCAACATTTGTTCCAGTAATTACACTTGCTGCAAACGGTCGTGTATCTTCTATTGTTAATACTGCAATTACTGTAGGTTATACAACAGGTAACGGCGGTGTTATTGCTCAAGCAACAAGCAGAACAACTGGTGTAACACTAAACAAACCATCAGGTCAAATTACATTGTTTTCACAAGCAATGTCAAATACCACATCAAATACTTTTGTATTTACAAATTCAGCAATTGCGGCCAATGACTTTGTTATGTTCAACCATTGGTCTGGCGGTACAATTGGTAATTATGTTATTGCAGCAAATACCGGTGTTGGTATTGCCAACGTAACTATTCGTTCCATTTCAACCGTTGCAGCTGAAGCTCCTGTTCTACAATATGTTGTTATTAAAGGTGCTGCTTCTTAATAGTTTAATAATATGAATGAATTTGAAAAAAGTATGGAAGAAATATTTGATATTGTTCCAGCAGAAAAAGAGGAGTTGCCAGTAGTAAAAAAGGCAACTCCCCTTTATAATGCTCCTAATATTGATGAAGATTTAGGTGACGCTTACCAGCAATCAAAAGAAAATCTACAAGGTATTATTGACCAAGGCAAAGAAGCCATGGAAGATATTTTGCAAATTGCTAAGGCAGGACAACATCCAAGAGCATTTGAAGTTTACGGTACACTACTTAAAAATATGGTAGATGCTAACAAAGAACTTTTGAATATTCAAAAACAAATGCGTGACATGGATAAAAACAAAAAAGAAGTAAATAATACCACTATTGACAAAGCAATTTTTGTTGGTTCTACTGCCGATTTGGGTAAACTATTAAAAGATAATGGCAACAAATAAACAATCATACCGTGATAACCCACTATTAAAACGAGTTGGTGTCAAGCAAAGTTATACACAAGAGCAATTTGATGAATATGTCAAGTGTGCTCAGGATCCATTATATTTTACTAAGTGGATTAAAATCATTACACTAGATGAAGGTCTAGTTCCTTTTGAGATGTACGACTTTCAAAAGGACATGATTAAAACTTTTCATGAAAATCGTTTTGTTATCACCAAATGTCCTCGTCAGGTTGGTAAAACCACAACAGCAGTAGCCTATCTTCTTTGGACAATTCTATTCAAAGATTCTCAATCGATTGCCGTTCTTGCTAACAGAAGTAAAACTGCTATTGGTATTCTTGGTAAATTACAACTGGCTTATGAGAACCTTCCACAATGGTTACAACAAGGTGTAGTTGAATGGAATAAATCTCGTATTGAATTGGAAAACGGTTCAGTCATTATTGCAGACTCAACATCTTCTGCCGCTTCACGTTCTGGTTCGTTTAACATTGTATTCTTAGACGAGTTTGCTTTCGTACCTTCCAATATTGCTGCTGAGTTTATTACCTCAGTTTATCCAGTTATTACTGCTGGTACAAAGACTAAGATTCTGATGGTTTCTACACCAAATGGTATGAATCTATTCTACAAATATTGGAATGATGCAGTACACAAACGAAACAACTATGTACCATTTGAGATTCATTGGTCACAAGTACCAGGTCGTGATGAGGCTTGGAAAGAAGAAACTATTAAGAACACTTCTGAACACCAGTTCCGTCAAGAGTTTGAAACCGAGTTCTTGGGTTCTTCAAATACTTTGGTATCTGGACTTAAACTACAACAATTAACTTATCAACAACCCATCACGGAACATGACAAGGTTAAAATTTATAAAGCTCCAGTCAAAGGTGATGATGAGAACGCAAAAGACCACCTGTACGCAATTGTAGTTGACGTAGCAGAAGGAAAAGGACTAGATTGTTCTACATTCTCAGTAATTGACATTTCTTCAACACCATATGAACAAGTGGCAACATACAAGAGTTCATCGGTTTCACCAATATTATTTCCAACCGAAATTTATAATGCGGCAGTATTATACAATAACGCATATGTATTGGTAGAAATTAATAATACGCCACAAGTTGCCGACATACTACACCAAGATTTGGAATATGAAAATCTTTGGAAAGTGTTTACAGGTAATAAAAAACCACAACAATTGTCTGCCGGCTTTGCTAGAGGTGTACAGTTGGGTCTTAAAATGTCACCACAAGTTAAACGAATTGGTTGTTCTAACTTGAAAACTTTGATTGAAGGTGATAAGTTAATTATTAATGATTTTGATACCATTTCAGAATTGACCACTTTTGTGGCTCAAAAGAATTCATTTGCTGCTGAATCTGATGCGAACGATGATATGGTCATGGGTTTAGTCATGTTTGGTTGGATTTCAACACAAAAATACTTCAAAGAAATTGTTAACCACGATATCCGTAAACAACTTCAACTTGAAAGTATGAACCAATTTGATGAAATTACCCCACCAGCCCCAGTTATTGAAGATGGTCGGGAACATAGTTTTGACGTTTTTGATGGTGATGTGTGGGAAAAAGCGGATGGTCGAGAAACTTATTCTGCCTATTTCAGAGAAATACAGAGATAAAACTCTAAATATGACGTTACATAAATATGATAATGGTATTATAATTGC